CAATATGATTGGCTACGATGCTCCAGTTTTGAAAAGATTATGGGACATAGACATAGACAAAAGTAGGATCGTAGATACTTTGGTAATGTCAAGACTTGACAACCCACAAAGAGACAAAGGACACAGCCTTAGAAACTGGGGTAAGATCCTAGGGTTTCCTAAGGGTGATCACACAGATTGGACTAAACTATCACCTGAGATGGAGGAGTACTGCATACGTGACGTGGAGGTAACGGAACAGGCTTTCTACTATCTAAGAGAATCGATGGAGGACTTTGACATGGAGTCCATCGAACTAGAACACGAGGTACAGCGTATCATCGATAGACAGATAAAATACGGATGGTTACTGGACCTCAAGAAAACACACAATTTATTAGCTCTGCTAAAGGAAAAAAAATATGAAATTGAACAGGCTTTACAGAAAAGCTTTCAGCCTATACCGACCTTTGTTGAAGAGGTTACGCCTAGGCTTAAGAAGGATGGGTCTTTATCTAAGATAGGATTAAGACCATTTGGTGAGCATTGGACTGAAGTTTCCGGGACGTTTAGCATGGTGGAATACACTTGCTTCAATCCGGGTTCCCGGCAGCAGATAGGACAACGCTTGAAGATGTGCGGATGGAAACCTAGAAAGTTTACCGACACTGGACAACCTGTAGTGGATGAGTCTGTCTTATCTAAGATAACGGACATCCCTGAGGCCAAACTAATATCGGAATACTTGCTAGTCCAAAAGCGCATGGCACAGGTCTACACTTGGTTGGATTCTGTGGACGATGAGGATGGACGTGTTCATGGTTACGTAAACAGCAATGGTGCCGTGACCGGGAGAATGACACATTCCAAACCAAATTTGGCCCAGACGCCCTCCACGTACTCTGCATACGGTAAAGAATGTAGAGAGTGTTGGACAGTGCCTGAAGGTAAATCTTTAGTTGGATTCGACGCTAGTGGTCTTGAGTTACGTATGCTAGCGCATTACATGGACGATAAGGACTACACAAATGAGATACTCAACGGAGACATTCACACCGCTAATCAAAAGCTTGCAGGGCTTGAACGAAGAGATCAGGCTAAGACTTTCATCTATGCCCTCCTCTATGGGGCAGGAGATGGAAAGCTTGGGACAGTGGTTGGAGGAGATGCTGGAGATGGTGCAGAACTTAGACAACGATTTATGTCTAATCTCCCATCATTTGCAGATCTTAAACTCAGAGTATCGTCAAAAGCTCGAAGAGGACAGCTAAAAGGTTTGGACGGTAGACTACTGCATATCCGTAGTGAACACTCTGCCCTCAACACATTGTTGCAGGGTGCTGGGGCAATAGTTATGAAGAAGGCGTTGGTCATCCTAGATGACTATGCACAACGCTGGAAGCTTGACTACCACTTTGTAGGTAATGTCCACGATGAGGTGCAGACTGAAGTGAAACAGGGGCAGGAGGAGAAGTTTGGTAGGCTGGCAGTTTCTTGTTTGGAAGCTGCTGGTCTCGCCTTCAATCTTCGTTGCCCACTAACTGGAGAATACAGCTATGGACGCTCTTGGGCCGAAACACACTAAGACAGTACATACAGTAGTAGACGACATATACGCCTTAGTCAAAACTAAAAGGATAGACAAGGCAGTAGACGCTGATGCTGAGATCGAGAAATTTGGTGAGGCTGTCAAAGATCTAATGAGGAAAGAGTTTGTCAATCGAGGATCCTTTGATGGACGTAAACTACGTATGTCCAACATAGGTAAAGACGATAGATACCTCTGGAATCATTACAACAACGTAGGCCCGAAAGAGCCTATGCAACCCCATACCTTAGTCAAGTTTCTGTACGGACACTTGATTGAGGAGATGCTTTTGTTTCTCACTAGACTCTCTGGTCACTCCGTTACGGATGAACAGAAAGAATGTGAGATCGAAGGCATTAAGGGACATATGGACTGTAAAATAGACGGAGTAGTGACTGACGTAAAATCAGCTAGTAGTTATGGATTTAAGAAGTTTAAAAACGCAACGCTGGCTTTTGATGATCCTTTTGGTTATATAGATCAAATAAAAGCCTACGCTCATTCTGAGGGTGAGACTAAGTTTGGCTGGTTAGCCATGGATAAACAGAATGGTCACTTAACGTACCTACAGTACGACTTGGAGGACACACAAGCTCCTGTATACGAAGTCTTGAAGGAAGACATAGTAGAAAGGATACGCCACGTAAAAAAGCTCGTAAAGGCTCCAGCACCGCCAGAGCATTGCTACGAGCCTGTACCAGATGGAAAGAGTGGGAACCAAAAGTTAGACGTAGGATGTTCTTACTGTCATTTCAAGTTTTCGTGCTATCCCCAGCTGCGCGTATTCTCTTACGCTTACGGTCCAAAATTCTTAGTAGAGGTAAAAAATGAGCCGAAAGTACCTGAAATCCAAGGGTTATAAGAACCAGTATAGGTCAGGCTTAGAGGCTACGTTTGCTAAGATACTGCCTAAGAGAAAGTTTTCGTATGAACCGTTTGATGTACCGTACACAATGTATCGTAAATACAAGCCAGATTTTGTTCACAAAGCTACTGGTATTATGATAGAATGTAAGGGGTTCTTTCGAGCCGGTGATACGATGAAGTACAAAGCTATCCGGGACAGCATCGACAAGGAGTTAATTTTTCTTTTGTCTGATCCCAACAAAAAGATAAGGAAAGGTGCAAAGATGACAATGGGACAATGGTGCGAAAAAGAAAACTTTAGGTTTTTTACAATAGGCCAGATAGATGAGTTGGTGCAGTATGTGTCAGCCTAATCTTACAATGGAGGAGATCAAGGAAAGATTGCTACAGCGATATGACCCGGAAGATCTCGTAGAGGCTTTGGACCTGTCCAGCACAGAGTTGTTAGACAGGTTCGAGGATAAACTAATCAATCGCTTGGAATCTTTCGAGGAGGAACTACAGGATGACACGTACAATGAGGAGTATTGATGAAGCTGGCCCACAGGAGTGGGACGCAGTAAACAGACCAGAGCATTACAACAAGGGTGGCATCGAAGCTATCGACTACATTCGACAGCAATTAGGTGATAAATTTGTTGCGTACTGCGAGGGATCTGTGCTAAAATATATCCACAGGTACAAGTACAAGAAAAAGCCTGTAGAGGATTTACGTAAAGCTAGGTTCTATCTCGACAAGCTCATCGATGAGGAGATAGAACAGGAAGTGCAACGAGGAGACAGATAACAAGTGTTAAGCGAAACTAAAACTGGTGTCCAAGATTACTTGGGCATCAGCATAAACTATGACCGGGAGGAGTATCTAAATGATTTCTCCCTGAGTACTCTGAAGGACAGATACCTCTGGAACGACGAGACACACGCTCAGGAGGCTTTTGCTAGGGCTTCTGTGTATGCAGCTACCTATAAGGGCACAGTAGACTACAAGCTAGCTCAGAGGCTTTACGATTACTCTAGTAATCTCTGGTTTATGTTTAGCACTCCCATACTCAGTAACGGAGGAACTACCCGTGGACTTCCTATTTCTTGCTTTCTTAATTTTGTTCCTGATTCCAGAGTTGGCTTATCTTCTCACTATGATGAAAATATCTGGCTTACTTCGTCCGGGGGAGGATTGGGTGGTTATTGGGGCAGTGTTAGGAGTAACGGTGTGGCTACTTCTAACGGCTCTCAGTCAACTGGTAGCATACCTTTCATGCACGTTGTCGATAGCCAGATGCTAGCATTCAATCAGGGTGTAACCAGAAGGGGAGCTTACGCTGCCTACATGGACATATCGCACCCTGAGGTAGAAGAGTTTATCGCCATGCGTAAGACCACAGGTGGTGACTTGAACCGCAAGTGTCTCAACCTGCACAACGGTATCAACATAACTGACGCTTTCCTAGAGGCTGTCAGGAAAGATGAAGAGTGGAGACTGATAGACCCTAAGACAAATGCAGCAGTCAAAGTTGTACCTGCTAGGGATCTATGGTGGTCTTTGATCCACACCAGAGCGGAGACAGGCGAACCGTACATAGTAAACATAGACAGGTGTAATGAGTCTCTCCCTGCTACACAGAAAAACATGGGCCTAAAGGTACATCAAAGTAACTTGTGCTCAGAAATAACACTAGCCACTGATGAGGAGCGTACTGCTGTATGCTGTTTGTCCAGTGTGAATTTAGAGTATATGGATGAGTGGAAACAGATCACATCGTTTATACCTGACTTGGTTATAATGTTGGATAATATCATACAACATTTTATAGACAATGCTGCTATCGAACTCCCTGATCCTCACTTTCTAATGCCTAACAGTTTGGAGGAATTCAGAACATATGTCAAAAAAGAACAAGAAGGGTTTGCGAAAGCCGCTTATTCAGCATTTAGAGAACGTGCGCTTGGCCTTGGTGCAATGGGTTTTCACAGCTACTTACAACGTAACGATATACCTTACGAAAGCGTTTATGCTGCAAGCTTCAACAACAGAGCATTCAAGTACATCAAGGAAGCAGCTTTTCTCGCTTCTCTGGACTTGGGTAAGAAACGTGGAGAAGCTCCTGATATGCGTGGTACTGGTCTGCGTAATTCCCACCTTCTCGCTATTGCTCCTAATGCTAGCAGCAGTATTATATGTGGTGGAACAAGCCCTAGTATCGAGCCATCAAGGGCTAACGTATACACGCACAAAACTCTTTCGGGATCATTTAAGGTAAAGAACAAATATTTAGAACAATTACTGGAGAGTAAAAATCTCAACAATGAAAAGACGTGGCGTGATATTTCAGCTGCTGAAGGTTCTGTTGAGGGCATTGAAGAACTATCTGAAGAGGAGAAGGCAATCTTCAAAACAGCCCCAGAGATAAACCAAATGTGGGTGGTGGATCATGCACACCAAAGGCAGAAGTATATCTGCCAAAGCCAGAGTGTTAACCTTTTCTTTGTACCGCCAAAGTCGGAGGAGCCTCAGGAAGTACACGATGAATACTTGAACTATGTGAACAGTGTTCATTGGGCTGGTGCTAACAAGCTAAAGTCTATGTACTATCTTCGGTCTGCTGCTGCTAGGAACTCAGAGAATGTTAACGTAAAAATTCCAAAAATAAACTTAGAAGAACAGGAGTGTATAAGCTGTGAGGGCTAAAGAAGACCCCGGAGGGGCAGAAGTAAAAGTAGTGAGTGCGTTTATGAGCGTAGGGTTTTTGATGTTGTTTTGCTTGTCTGCTGGATGTGCAACAACTACTACATCAAACTTACGTGGAATACCTGACCATCAGCTAGTGCTTTGTCAGGAACTAGGAACCAGACAAGTCTGTGCCGTAGTTGACAATAACCGTCATTTAGAAAGAGAGCTTTTAGCTTTTAAGAGAGGTTATAGAGACTATGGCTAAGAAGAGTTTTATAGAGCGTATGCTGGATAAGATTCTTAGTGTAAAGTGGCCCTCTTCGGAGGGTCATTTTCTCACTCAGATACCTAGGCATCCCATATATGACTGTAGGTTTTACATATGGGAAGAGAACAGA